CTACGCTTGTTCCCAACTTTCTTTGAAGGTCTCTTAAGATCGCTTCCTGGGTTTTCACGTTCATACGACTTCCTACCTTTTTCATTAAGTCCACCTTTTTCATTTTTACCTTCCTTTTTTGTCCAAGCAGCACCTTCACTAAGTTCAGATCTCCAATCAGAAACTTGCTCTTTACGAACACAGTTGGGAACCATACGGTTTCCCTTCTTCTTCATTCCCTTCATTTCGTGAGTATCCCAGCAGGGATCCTTCTTTTCATCAAGTTCTACTTCTTCCTTTCTGGTTTTTTTCTTTTTGACACAGTTTGGATATCTTTTACCAAACATCGTTTTCATACCTTTTTTTTCATAACCCTTCCAGCACTTCTCATCAAGATTTTCTTCAGAGATACCAGCTTTTCTAAGTCTCTTCGCTTGACTTTTATGCATTTTAACAGCAGCATCTAATTCACCAGCGATTTTTTTTACGTCTGCTGGTATATCTTTTTTTTCATTAATTTTTAAAAGATTTGATGGTGATGCTTTAATTGGATCTGCCTTGATTAAGTCGGTGGTTTCATATTCGGTTGGAATGAAATCATCTCTCCAGTTAGAATAATCTACACTCTCATTCTTCTTTGATTTGTTGCCCCAGTTCTTGGCACCAACTTTACGGCACTTGACTAATGCACCAGAGGCATAAGCACTTGGCCAGACAGAATAGCGAGACTTGACCTTATAGTAACAAGCATCTTTCTTGCCTTCTTCTACAAACTCCTCTTTAACACCTTTTTTCTTATCTACTTGTTTTGCTTTTATTTTAGCGTCAATTTGATTTAAAGTGGTAATTCCTCCAGCAGCGTTTTTGAAAAATGCATGTCCTGGCATAGCATCACCAGGTCCAGGATCACGTCCTTCAACAACCTCACCTTCTGGTTCATATGAATTTCTCAATCGTTGTCTCATTTGATCCAGTTGCATATTTCTATCACCCATTCGAGCACCAGAAGTATTGACATTCGGACCCTTTGGTGCATTAGCTCCTGGCAAAACAGGTGCTTTGGTTTGTTTTTTGGCGAGAGGATTTTTAATGTCTAAATTGGGATGTCCAAAATATCCATCACCAGGTTTACCAGCTAAAAATTCATCAAGTTGAGATAAATCTGTTCTCCAGTTTGAATAAGATTCTTGAGTCACGTTCTTTGCCTTCCCTGTTCTGTTTGGATTTGGATCTTCTCTACGTTTTTTAGCAGCTCTCTTGTTTCTCTCTTCCTTACTCATAGCAGCACGGTCGTCTGCATCACGACAATATGGTTTGGTCTTTTGACCGGGTTGTTTCGCACAAGGTTTACCATCATATTTACCACCAGTCTGTTTCCAACCACCACCTTTGAACCAGTCGCGGAGAGAATACCCTTTGTCTTTAGAAGACTTACCATCACGTTTTTCAGTGATAACACCTTCCAAACATTGGCAAGGATCGTGTCCGCAGATAGGACAAGTTTCCTCATTAGTTACATAATCTGCTGCAGTATCAATATAGTCTGCTGCCTTGGTAATTTTAGATTGAACCCATGCTTTGAGTTCACCTTCACCAGTTTTACCCATCTTCTTTTGAAGACGAGAAGCGGCATTCTTAATAGTTTTCAATTCTGAACGAGCCATAGAATACTCGTGATCTTTCTTCTTTTCTTCGTTCATTTTTTTCTTACGACCTTGGCAGTGTGCTTTTTGAGAAAATCCTTTTGGATTATCACAATCAATAGACTTCTTATATTTATCTGACCACCCTTCGTTCATTTTCTCAGTCTTCTTTTTCATAGAATTGATGAACTTACGATAGACTGCTGCTTCAGAAGTTTTACCCATTTCCCTTGCTCTCTGTTCCATAGCAACTGCTGCCTGGATTTTATGGGCATGAGAACGACTTGATTTCTTTATCTTAGCAACACTTGCTTTTGCAGTTGCTACATCTTTGAAACCTAAACCATGAATGGTTCCTTTTGGGTTTTCATCTGTATAAAGGTCGGAGTGTTTTTTAGAATTGGCAGGTTGACCTTTTTTTCTAGGAATACGAGGATTTGACTCCTCTTGCATCGCCTGCTTACGAATTGTAGCAAAGTAAATCTTAGTGCCCTCTTCTTTACCATACTGATCAATCATATTCTGCTTCATATCAGACTTATCATACTTTTTCTTAAGCATGGTGTCTTTTCTCTTTTGAGCAGGACTCATTACTGCTTCACTTACACCACCGCCGCCATTTCCACCACCGTTTCCACCATTACCATTACCGCCGTTTCCACCATTACCATTACCACCGTTTCCACCATTACCATTTCCGTTACCATTTTTCTTGGTTTCGGTTTCGCTACTATCTTCAGATCTCTCTTCTTCTCTCTCCCTACGGAGATACCCGCCCAGACCTACACGATATCCACCAGGGATTCGCTTACACTTTTTATCTTTATAGCAGTAGTAATACCCCTGCTTACACTTCTTCATTTATCTTTTTCTGGGTTATTATTATTTAGAAATCCTTGTTTCAGAAGTTTCTGCAGTTCTGATGTAGAACCTACAAACACTGCATTATTGGTAACACTATTAGGACCCTTTGCTCCGTCTTCTTCAAGGTCCTTAAGTTTCTTTTGTAAATCTGCTAACTTGTCTGTGGTGTCTGCCACACTTTTGATAAGTTGTCCAGCAACTTCATACGCTCTAGGACTAGCACTTTCTCCTGCCAGTTCCATTATTCCATTTATTGCCTCTTGTCCCTTTTCAATCAACGAATATAAATTTGCTCTTGTATATTCGTAGTCTTTTTTGATATCGTTACTTTCTACCGGTCTCTTTATAGGAGATGGTTTTTCTGTTTCAACAATACTACTTTCCACGTTAAGTGCCTCATCAATCGCATCAAAATCAGACATAAGTATCAAATATCAGACTGCTTTGTAGGACTATACGACTTAGAATCTGTAAATGTCTCCCAAGTTTCGGTGAAACCAAAATCATCACCTGGATTAGCAGTGATTGGATCGGGCACAGCAGTGTACCTTACCTCTCTCTTCGCTGTCTGAGTGTTGGTGTCAGCATACATATCAACTTGAACCTTACGGATAAGACCTTCGGAATTCTCAGCAACAGGACCAAAGAGGTAAGTTTTTGCTGTAAATCGTAAAGTATATATTAAAGCTCTACGTGTAGAGAAGTCTCCTTCATAGTCATCCTGAAAATTGACTGAATTTAATACTACAGGAATATCTCTTTTTTCTCCAATTGATTCAACCAAATCCACAGTGATGTTGAAAGATGGTTGGAAATATGGGAGTATCTGCTCTACAATTTGAAGAGCATCATCATTTAATTTTGCGAAGATACTCAGTTCAAATCCAATATTATATGGGACAGGCATAAAGACTTTCTTCATCTTATCATTGTCATCAACCGCTCTGAAAGTCTGAGTAATTCCAGACTTCCTAGTTGAGTCATATGCAATAGATGTCATCTCAAATGACATTCTAGGCATCGTGATCTGAACTGGTTTATCAAGATTTGCCTGCTGTTCTAATCTTGCCAGAAACTTTTGTGTTGGACCATATGCCAAGGGAACTTTCAGTTGACTTACAACACCACCATTTGAGTCTTTGTGCTTGATATTTAAATCATTAAACAAAGTACCGAAAGATATGATAGTCTTTCTGATAATTTCGTGGTAGTAGTAAGATCCTAACATTAGTATGTTCCGAAGGGATTAGTTTCGCTGAAGTCAATTAGACTATCTGCTTGTGTCTCAAACTCATCATTGTCTCTGTATTTATCCGTCTCAGTGTTTGCTACACCAGGATTCTTAATGACATAGGCAGCACCAGACTTAGCACCAGTAAGGGTTTCGCCAGCAAAGAAGTAACCAGATGTAAGACCTACACGAAGAATATTGGTGTCTGCATCCCATCTCTTGACTCTACCGGACATACCAGATCTAGATCCAGTGATGACCTCGTTGAACCAGAAAGTTCCAATACCAGTTGTTGCGGCAGATCCGACTGTAACTGTTGGAGCAGATCCTAAGAATCCGGCACCAGCATTAACAATTCTAATTTCGCTGATGGTTCCTGCAGCAGATACAACTGCTCTAGCACTAGCATTAATTGTAGGAGATAGTGGAGGAACAGAAACTGTCACTGGAGGTGTTGTAGTAAATCCACTACCACCGTCCGTAATTGTAAATGATATGACACCTCTATGAGCAGTAATAATTCCACAAGTAGCAGCAGCACCAGTTCCACCACCACCACTAATCGTAATTGTCGGTGCTACAGTATATCCTGTGCCTGCATTAGTCAGCAAGATTTCTGATATGGAGGTAATATTATTTCTGGTTGTTGTGATTGCCACTGCTGTAGCGTCAGTTCCACCAGAAGGTGCTGTTGTGATCGCAACAGTTGGTGTGCTAGTAAATCCAGAACCATCATTATCAAGGAATATCCTCTGAATATATCCTGTGCCTACAGATGCTGTTGCAGAGGCACCAGAACCCGTTGAGAACATCGTAAGGTCAAGAATGTAACCCTGGTCCTCAAGAACTGTATCAATAGAGTCAATAGAGGTATCAAAGACTTCATCCTCATACTCAAAGAGTTCACACTTGAGTTCATAGACATAATTCTTACCCAGTTGATAAAATGGGTTCTCATGTTCTACAAACTTGACTTCAAACAAACGTTTGCCAAGTGGGAAATAAATTAAATCACCTTCTCTAGGTCTTCCTGCAACTTCAACCTCTTGATCACTTTCATCATCCAAGAAAGGTGAAATAAAATCTTCAAATCTCTCTCTAGATACTGTGACTGTCAATTCATCTCTGAGACTGACGCCAAATTTGGTCATAAGGTCACCGGCACCACTATAACCATCATATGTGTTTACATACGCTTCTAATAAGAAGTTATCGTCAAACTTGGAAGATTGCACTTCCTTAATGATGGTCTGTTTGCGAACATACTTTCTGGGAATGTACGTTACTTCAATACCATATATCTTGAGTTGTTCGTTGATCAACTCCTGTACTAATCTTTGTTCCCCAAAGGAACCTTGTAGGAAAAAGGGATTAAGTGCCATCAGCCAATAAAGTCAAGAGGTGGTAATTCATATTCCATTGCCATACGACTACGAATATCAGCAATTTCTCTTTCACCGTCGTCGTAATACTGTCTGCCGTTGAGTTCAATTCCTCCTGGTAATTTGGTTCCACCAAACTTCATCATATTTGCTCCCCACTGTCTTTTAATTAATGCAGTAAGATATCTCTTTACAAAACTATCATTGTAGATTTGTGTGAAACTTTGTGGATCTAATGCACGATGACAGTCAATAACGATATAATCATCCTCAGTTACACTGCCCCAATCAATGTCAAGATACATTCTATCCTGACGCTTGTTAAATCTAATTTGCCTATCAGGAGTCAGTAAGAAGTCAATATCCTCAAGATAAGTCTTAGTCATCGCATATTGCAACAACTCTACTGAGTTAAAGTAATATAAGTCATTTAAGAACAACTGATACTTGATACTGAACATTCCTCCAGAAATGCTACTAGTATCAAATTTAAAAATCTTTTCAATACCAATAACTGAGTCTGGTACTTGAATAAAGTTAGATGTCTCGTAAAAATTATTAGTTGTTGTTCCATATCCACTAATGGATGTGGATGTTGCACTGGTAGTTACAATACCTGCAGTATTTGTGCTTGAAGCATTATTAGTTGCTTTTCCTCTATCAATATCTGCCTGCGTAAACTTATACTTGAGGTACATCCTCTCAACACCATCATAGTGACGCTCTTGAAAATACTGAATAGCATCATCAACCAAATCGTCAATTTGGTCGTCATCAACATTGATCTCCAACACAGGAGCACCAAGTTGTCTTTTACAGTAATCAATCAGCCCTTGGCGTGTTGACGGTTTTGCCATTAGAGTGCCTCAGAATCTATATTTTTGGTAATTCTTTTGGGTTTTCTCAACTTCACCAACTCATTCTCTTGATCAGTAATTTTTGATGTTAAAGATTCTACTTGTTGAGTTAAAGTTAGAACCTTTGCTTCCATAGCAATTGATTGCGATAAAAAATCATTTACTTTCTTTTGATAGGTTACTATCAAATTTTTAATCTCATTTTCATTCATAATTGATATAAAAAAAGGTGGGACTCGCCCACCTGTATTTATAAGTTGTGTTTAACCTTAGAACGAGCCACCATCTACAGTTATATTTTCCAGACTTCTCGTAGATCCACTACAAGAAATAACTGCTTGACTGTTTCCTTGACAATCACTGACGGTCAGTGCTCCAATCTCAAGAGTAGCGTAAGAGATACTTCCCATTACACTATTGCTTTCGGTTACCTCATCAGCAACGACAATTCTTCCAGCACTATCATCCCAGAATATAGAAGCAGTCTTTGCAGAACCACTGTAATAGTGCATTACAACACCAACGTCAATGTTGGCATCAGAAGAAGGTGCTACGAGAGAACCACCATTATTAACAAGACCAACTTCAATCAGAGAGTCTTCAACTTTTAAGGTCTCAGTATTGATAATGGACTGAGAACCTAAAACTGTAAATGTACCGTTGACAGTCAAATCATCAGCAACTGTGGTTGTGCCACTAGCAGAATCAAGAGTTAATCCACCGGAGCTAGTTGTAAGTGTATTGGCATCAAGACTTAAGTTGTCAACTGTTGCAGCACCAGTAACGGCAAGAGTGGTACCATCAAAAGTAAGATTACCACTATCCTCAAGAGCACCGGAAGTACCTGCAATTACAACTCTGTTATCTGTAAGATCACTAACTGTTGCGGACGAAAGAACTGTTTCTCCACCAGAAATGTTAGCACCACCATTACCATCAATCTGACCGGTAAAGGTAGAAACACCAGTTACAGAAATACCTTCCAGGAAAGTTGCTTGGAAGTTGTTATGAACTACGTTAGACTGTGTGGCAACAGCATTACCCATCAAACCGTGGGCAGAACACTGATAGTGAAGAACCTGAGGGGTTGTATCAGTTACTGTAATCTCAGTGTAAGCACCAGCACTACCAGCAGTACCGTTGGTTGTAACGTTTGTGGTGTACTGTGTAGTTTTTTGTGCCTCTAGATAGAAGCGAAGTGGGTGACCGCTGTTAGAAGCTGCTGCTTGGTCAAAGCGATAGGTTACACCAGGAACAAGAGTGATAAATGGAGACTCAGATCCATCAATAAAATATCCGGAACCAGAACCACTGCCGTTATATCTGTGATTAGCAGTCTTAGAAGCAACAGTAACAGTGTATGTAACTGTAGTATTAGCAGCTTCGGTGCTTACTAGACTTTCATATCCATAAACAGAACCACCTGCGTAGATATCTCTCCACTGCTTATCAAACTCACCCAAGTCAACAGATTTATCTGCATTAGGGACAAGACTTGAGATGAACTCACCACCGACGTTGATATCGTCAGTATCAGCATCACCAAGGTTAATTGTTCCACCTTTGAATGTTGCTACACCGACGAATTCAGCATATCCCTGAACGTTTAAGTTTCCACCAACAGTTACGTTCTTGTTAACGCCAAGACCGCCGTCAATTTGAACGGCACCAGTATCGGCATTACCAAGAGTATTGTCAGTGGTGTTAGAGAAGGTTGTGAAACCTGAGATATTTGTGCTACTATTAATATCTACAAGAGATGTATTAAATGTAGCAATACCTGTGAAGATTGGGTCAGCAGAACCACTGCCCCAACTAAGGTTTCCACTTCCATCGTTGGTAAGAACACTACTTGCCCCACCTTGAGTTCCGGGGAAATAGTAAGTAACGATACCAGCAAGAGATGCTGGAGATGCAAGTGTAATATAACTTGTACCGTTATTCGTACCTTCTACGAGGTTGACACCAGATCCACTGGTGGCACCCTCAATAGTCCAGAATCTCCCTGAACCTACGAATTGATTGTTTGAAGTCGTCGAGTCAATACCGACGTAGAGGTCATATTTGTCGGTTGTAAAACCTGGCTCACCTGCCCTCAATGCTGGCAAATTACTAAAGAGACCTCTCTTGAACTGTAATACAGGAGCAGCCATCTTGTAAAATTCTTACCTTTTTATCTATTTAGTTAAAAAATTACTACTATTAAAAAGTTCCAGCATCATATGCTTCATCATCACTACCATCAGCAAGGTCAACAATTTGATGTGCAGGAACATGAATATATTCGGTGCCATTAAACATTATAAAAGTATTATTTGCTCTAGCATCAGTGTTTATATCACCAACATTCTGCAACTTATCAAGTGTTCCTGTAGTAGCTGATTGGTTTGATGCTACTACTTTTACAGCGTTTGTTTGTCCGACTCTTACAGTCGTGGTATTGTTATTAGTTTTGACTCTAATATTCGCCATTAGAATTTCGTTGCTCCAGCGCGTACTAGGACCATACCTTCAATTACTCTACTCATTATACCAGTATTATCAGTCATCACAACATCATAGACATATCTACCATCTTTCAGGTTAGCAGTCTGGGATGTCGTCAAACCAAGTTTGACTTGACCGTTTGTTGCGGCACCGTAAACAGTTGAAGTAAACGTAGTAACACCTGTGGTAGCACCTGGGTGCTTCCTCATCTGGGATTTAAATGTATAGTTAGTCAGATTTAAGACAGAGTTAGATGTCCCGTCTTCAAGTGTGAAGACTTGACTAAAATCTGTGCTTTGATCAATTTGAATATTACTGACGTATACTGCCATCTTTCAAAGGTATTTTAAGTATTTAGGAAGGCAGTCCTATTACACTGACAACTTCCTGTTGCTTGAAATATAATTTTGCGTAAGATTTACAAATGTTTTGAAGTTCACCAATATTATCGCACTCGTCAATTAGTCTTGCTTGTTGCTCATAAGCAAACATTTTAGACATTGTTTCAAGTTTGATTTGATCGGGATCCATTGATAAACTCCGTGAGAAGGGACTTGATTTCATCTATATCTTTCCGCATTTCATCAAGTTCTTGTTTTTGACGATCGCGGTTAGATCTCATCTTAACATACTCATTATAACCAGTTGTATCATTATTGACAACGGCACCTGTATCTGTGCGGTACAGGTGCTTATGATCTTTGACCTTTTTCATCATGCGAGAGCAATAACTCTAAAGTCCTTGAACTTCGGTGCTTTTGCTTCATTAGTTCCACTCATAACAATCTTGATTCTAAATCCATTAAACTGAGCAAGATTATCAGCACTAAACTGATAGT